TGTTTCCTTGTGGGAGCTGACTAGGATCATAAATACCTACGACAGTCATTAAGTCATTAGACATTCCTTGTGTCGCTGTAACAATACCAGCAGGAGGAGGCTCAGGTTGTAAGCGAGTAGGAGTTGGAGCAACTCTGCCTTCTGTGTCTGTTTGCTTGTAACGCAATACAGGCATAGCCTTAATATTGGCTTGATTCCATTCTTGTTCATGTCCTTCGTCTTGACCTTCTGCCAATAGCCATTTTGCTTTGGGAGCTAAAGCGACAGATTCTGTTAGAGCTGTAGTCCAGTAGTTATACATACGCTGTGGATCTTTTGCCATTCTGACCAAACCAAACTTCTTATGCTTGGCATCAATAATGCAAGATTGACCATAAACAGGAATGATTGGAATGTATTTACCAGCCCAATCTCCTTCTTCAAGCACTTGCATAGCTGTTACTTTGCACCACTTGATTTGCTTCTTGTAGGTATCTCGCTTCTCAATGATGGTAATTCCAGCATCTGCTAGAGCTTGTTCACTAGGCATTTCGTCTTGATAAACGCTTGTTCCATCTGACAAAAGCACCAGTTTTGTAGGAGTCTTGACTGTGTAGAAGTATTCAGCAATCCGAACATCTTCTTTAGTAACCCATTCTGCATCCGAATCGCCAGTTCCTCGGCTAGTAAAGCCTTGACCATCATCCATACCAGGATACATAGCTTTAAAGGTCTTTTTACTAACGACAGTCGTAATCAAACAACGCTCTGCATCCGATCCATCAGGAAGCTGTGAGTTAGGATCAAAATAGACTGTAAAAGGATTGTCGATTGGTCTGATGTAGATTTCCTGTTCAAAAGAATCATCAGAGATGTAATCAGTCATTACTCGGAAGTAACCCCAACCCATCTTTACTGCATATTCAACTGCCGTATCGTATGCGACATCAGCAGAGGATTGGTATTCAATGTGTCGGCAAACACCACTAAGAATTTCAGCTAGTTTGGCATCTGCCTCGTTATTCATGCCTTGGACTTTAATCCGAGGTCTTTGCTGTCTGATTTGATTACAGATTTGACGAACATAGGCATCAACTTTATTAATTGTCAAGCAAGGTCTAGACTCTAAAACTCGGCTATTTTGCACATCAACTGGCCATTGATCGCCAGCGCAAAACCTCACATCATCAAGAGCTTCAGCTCGATTGTTAGAGTCGGTATCGTTACAAAGGTTTAGAAACTTTTTAGCTTCATTAATACGACTATCTTCGCTAGAATCTTGATCTTGATAATCTGCCATATCTATCCCATCCAACTCCCCATAGGAGCATAAGTTTGTTTAACTGGTTGCCTTTTCTTAGGCTCATTCACCATTAATCCAATATACCGCCAAGCATCTGCGCCATGAGAATAGATGTCATGCAAAGGCTTTTGACTGAAAGTTCCATGCTCATCAACATCATAGCGATAATGTCTTAAACAGTTTAAACCTTCTTCTGTATTTTTTCTATCAAAATAACATCTTGGAAATATTGTTCTTGCTGCGTTAATTGAATCTGCAACTGGAACTCGGTCAAGGATCTGAACCTTTAATCCTGTCGCTCTGACAATTTCCTCAATCGACTTTCCTGTTCCTAATGATTTGGCAGCTCCATCATGAGGTAGCCAAATAGTGTCGTAAATGTATCCAAATGTTTGCATTAGGCTTAGATAATGCTGAATAGTCTTTTGGTTATCCTCAAAATATCTCAGCACTCGTATGTCAAATCCAACATATTGAATAATCCAACAAGCTGTATTGTCTGCCCAACCAAGGTCAAAAACCGCATGACAAGGCTTGGAAGGATCGTAAGGAACATTGGTAATTCGGTTTTCAAGCTCAGCTTGTTCCATTTCCTTACCAAAAATAGCGCCATCAACTGTGTTCCTTGTAGCGCCTTCCCATACATTGTTATAGGCAGATAAATCTCTACCTTTAAGCGATAAGCGTTCTAGATTAAGGGTTTCAGGAAACCAAGGATTGTCATTCCAGTTCACTTTTACGACTACAGAGCTTTCAGGAGGACTTTCAACAAAACGCTTCCAAGTTTCGTCTGTAGGCAACTCAGGATTGAAGCTAACCCATATCTCTGAGTCTTGCTTACGAATTGTCGGAATCAGCACATTCCAACTATTAGCCGACACAGACTGAGCCTCCTCAACCCATGCTACATCAATGCCTTCTATGGATTTGATGTTATTGGTATTGTTCTTAATGCCAGCAAAAATGAATTCAGTTCCGTTAATGCCTCGAATAGTGGTCTGAGTAATTTCATAGAAGGCTTGGAGCTTTAGCTCATAAATTTGGTCTGAAAGGAGCTTATGAACAGAATCTCTCATGGAGGTCATAAATTCTCTAGCGCACAATATTCGCATAGGCGATTTAGCGCCTTTGGTCAATAAAGCTCTAGCAAAACACCATGACTTAGCACCTCCTCGACCACCATAAAATATGCGATACCTAACCTTTTCAGGCTTAAAAAGCGCCTCAAATTTTCTAGGAAACCTTATTTTTGATAAGGAATCCTTAATCTCTTGGTCTATTTCCATCAGGATCTACAAAACTAACTTCTAAGCCAGTAATATTTGAGCCATCAGCATTAGCCAGCTTTGTCGTATTGGTTTCGCCCCAGCCCATCTGAGCCTTAGTCCACCATATTCCAGCAGTTGTATCGCCTTTAATGGCCTTGTTAAATAGCGTTTGAGCAATCTTAGCTGATGCTTTAGCCTTTCCTACGGCTAATTCAGTCGAATAGTATTTTCTAAGCGTTTTATCGCTTATTCCAATCAAAGCGCCTATCTGCTCATGGGGTAAACCCAAGCCAGCAGCCTGTTCAGCTTGCGCTCTTGTTTTTTCAGAAGGTTCGTGAGGTTCTTGTGGCATTTTTATTAACGGAATCATCAAGTTATGAAATTGATTCTACCCCTTGTGTTTCAAGGATTGCTTGCTTCCCTGTGAAGTCTTGCCAACGCTTAACTATTACATCGCAATAAGCTGGAGAAAGTTCCATCATAAATCCTTGTTTTTTCTTAGTTTCACAAGCAATCAATGAACTTCCACTTCCTGCAAATAAGTCTAATACTGTTTCACATTCTTTGCCATATTGCTCATAACACCATTCAGCTAAAGCTATTGGCTTTTGTGTAGGATGAACTCTTTTTTGCCCTTTTTCAGAGCCTTTAATCATTCCATTCCACATATGCTGAAATATTCTTACTGCTGTTTTTTGATTAGTCCAAGCTAATTCAGCATCAGCAAAGTTTCCTGTGTTTTGTTTATCCCAAACAATCCAGCATGAACTGTTGTCTAAATAATTGGCATAGTAATTGCCACCCCAAATGATCTCAACTTTAGCCTCAAGTGTTTTTATTGTTTGAATAGCTTCTACAGCTACATCAATAGAATCATCTCCAGCTATAGGTGCGTATTGATTTACTTTAACAATATTTGAACCGCCAACGCTTCCAAAAGGTTTAGAACCGCCTACAGAACCATTTGAAACAATAGATATTCCATAAGGAGGATCTGTGTAAACCATATCTACAGATTTTCCATCCATGAGCTTTTCTACCGCATTTATGCTGGTTGAATCCCCACACATAAGCCGATGATTGCCAAGAATGTAAATGTCCCCTAACTTAGTTTTAGGCTCATCAGGAACTTCAGGAACAGCATCTTCATCAGTTAAGCCATCTGTGCCTTCAATTACATTTAAAAGCGCATCTAACTCATCTTTATCAAATCCAAGTAAATCTAAGTCGTATTCTTCGCCCAATAAGTCTTGAAGCTCCAAAGTAAGCAATTCTGTGTCCCAATCGCTATTTAATGCCAATTTATTGTCGGCAATGATTAAGGCTTTTTTTTGAGTTTCTGATAAATGAGCCAACTCAATAACAGGAATTTTATCCATTCCTAGCTTTCGAGCTGCTAAAAGTCTGCCATGACCAGCAATAAGGCCATTAGATCCATCTACCAATACAGGATTAGTCCAGCCAAACTCTTTGATGCTTGCAGCTATTTGAGCCACCTGGCTATCAGAGTGCTTACGGCTGTTATTGATGTAAGGTATTAGGGTTTCTACTGCCCTATGCTCAATTTTCATTCAGCTTTTGATTCCTCTTTTGGCTCTACCAATTCTTGAGCTTTTGCATCAGCTTCCGCTTGCATAATCGCATGAGCTTGAGGAATAGCTTGAACTTTGATCTTATCAATGACAGGAGCAACTAAAGCGTATTCACCTTTAGATAATGCAGCCAAGATAAATTCTACTTCTTTGATTTCTAAGTCTTTTATCGTAATGCTCATTTTTTTCCTTTACTTGGTTTTTTGCTTGCTTCACGCTTTACAGAGTAAGCAATAGCAAGTGCTTGAGCCTTTGGCTTTCCAGCTTTCAGCTCGGTTTTAAGGTTGGTTTGAAATGCTTTGGTTGAGGATGATTTTTTAAGAGGCATTTAGCAGTTCCAGTTCTTTAGTGATGCTTTGGCTCTTTCGGCAGGCCCTTTAGCTTTTCTGACAACTCCTTCCATCCTTGCACAAAAAGAGGCTTTTCTACCCTTATCTTTCTCTGTTTTTGGATTAGGTGCAGGAGGCTTTAAATTGGCATTGTTTTTAGCGTTGTATTCAGCTCGACCTTTAGCTGTCATACCAGCTCCCTTTTCTGTAGGATTGTAGGTCTTGTCTTTTCCTGTCGTTTTACGAGGAATTGGTTTGTCATGTTTTTTGGTTGCCATATTATTTCTTCTTCGCTGTTTTAGCTGCTGCTTTAAAAGCTGCTGCCGTTGGAGCGCCTTTAGTTCCTACTTTACGCATCCTTTCTACTGGTTTACCTTCCGCTTTCTGTTTTGCGATCCGTTCTTGCTTCGCATGAATATTTGAATACAAGCCAGTTTTTGCCATTTCCTGATCCTTTCGTCTGTGTTGCTTCCAAATTTGGTCAAAAATAACCGATACGACAACTCCAAAACCGAATATTGCAATAATCTCAAGCATGAGCTTCCTCCTGTATGAAACAGACATCTTGCCAACTCATTACTAAATAACGCTCACCATCTTCAATGTATTCAAAGTATTTAAGATATTCGTCAGTTCCCATAGTTCCATAGCGAACAAAATCGCCTACAGATACTGGCATTTCCTGTCTGCGACCTTTGATGAGCTTACCTTCGCCAACTGCTACGACAGTTCCCATATTCGGTTGCTCTGACATTACGACTTCAATAATGGAGCTTTTCAGCCTTTCTTGAGGCTTTACAACGATCTTATCGCCAAGAGGTTTAAGTTTCATCTTTAACCTTTCTTGGTCTGCCTTTTGGTTTAGGAGCTACAAAAGAAGCATCTTCCATGAGCTTTTTGCGCTTTTCGATTGCGACAATCTCAATGTCTTGAACCATTGTTTCAAAGACAGGATTTGGAGGAACAATAACAAATTCACCACACCATTCCGAACCATGTCGGTTTTGGTAAGTGGGAAATCGTCTGCATAAACCCATAAAATCATTTTCTTGGTAGAGAAAATATATACAGGAATTACATCCATCTTTAGAATTTAAATCAGCCATTCAACATCTCCGATTTGTTGCTTGGTTAGAGATCCCCTAGAACCTTCACGCTAGGGGATTTCGCTTTTTTAGCAAGGTGAACAATCACCACGCTTATGCTCGTAACAAATTCCTGCTGTGCGACCAGTATTAAAGAGCTTGTCTTTTCCAACAGCATCTTTCATTCCCATGCCTACACCACCATCTTTTTTACCCATGCGCTCACCAGTTTTATCTGAAGAAGTTGCGCCAGCAGGAGCTTTAGCACCAGTTACTGAAGGAATACCCTTCATAGAATCCATTTTGCCCATGTTTTTTCTCCTATAGAAATGGGATTAGAGGCTTTATTTTCGCTTAACTACAATGGTTGTCAAGCATTTTAACTAAGCGTATTGCACCATCAACATCATTAATTCTAACGACTGTTGATCCTCTCCAGTTCATCATAAACAATTCTTGAGCTGATGTGTATTTTGCTTTTGCATCAGCTTTGATCTCAACCAAGCAAGTAACTTTATTTTTTCCAACAACCAAATCAGGAAAGCCACCAGCGACTCTGCTTGTATCAAATACAGAGCATCCTAACTGTCGTAAGGTTTTGACAATTTCTGAATGGTTATTGTCAGTTCTCTTTGCGTAACTCAAGTAGTTCCTTTGTCTTTTCTAATAAATCTTCTTCCGACAGACCCCAATAGTTAGTAAAGCCTTTGTGTCCTAAGCTATGCACCGAATTATCTCCAAGCCTGTGATGCCACATACAAAGTGGAATCGCTTCTGAGTTACTACGCTTTTGACCAAAGCGCCTTATGTGATGGATCTCAACTGGTGAATCGTCTATGTTTTTGACTTCCTTCTGCCGACACAAAATACATCCAAGCCTAGCGAGTTGAGCGTATTTTTGTTTTTCAGCTTTGGTCATTAAAAAGGTTCTGTTAAGTCCACGAATTTAAACAATTTTATCGGAACATCATAATAAAGCTCATCTTTTGTATCGTCTTTCATCTGCCATTCAGGATGATTTAAAGCCTGTTCACCTTTAATCCAATAAGCATGAGTCATGTTTTGCGTTAGAGCAAAGAACAAAGTCTTAGGCGCTTCAAGCATATGCTTTTTGCGAACAGGAACATGAATTGTGGGAAAAGGACAGTTTGGATACCAAGACCTTACTTCTACTTCTGCAAAGCCTACAGCTTGACCATCTCTATAAACGATCAGATCCGTTCCGTAAATATCAGGATTATCTTTAGCCTCTAGACCCCATTTCATCTTGATCCAATCTGATACAGCTCTACGAGCTGGAGGATCGTATTGGTCCC